ACACGTTAACCGTGCTGGAAAATTTAGGATATTTAGCGGCTAGAACAACGATACCGTTCACAGGCAGACATGACTCGCTTCCGTTATTTCATAATTACGAGGTGACCTGCCAAGATGTTTTAGGTAAAAGCCTTGCTACCACAGAGGGATACATTGATACTGTGATAGACAATCAGGAGGTTGTTTCATTGCTATGGCATAGGCTAAATGGCGCTGGCGAATGGACAACCGCTGATTTTACTTCATTTATCGAGTATATTGTTTCAAAAAAGTCGCAAATCAAACTAGTAACGATTGCTGACATTTATAATCTGCAATTAGACACAGTTACTGTTCGTGTGCCAAAGTGATTCTTAGAGCATCTTAGAGCAGCAAGGAGCAGCGACTGGACGCCGGATGTGACCCCGGCGCTGTGACAGGAGATCAAATGAAACATCTTGGATGCTGATCTTGTATGATCTTTTGTTGGCGGTAGTAATTATTATTTTGATGTGTGAGGTATAAATGGCTGATTTTTGTACGGTTGAGGATGTGGCGAGCCTGATCCAGGTGGCGATTCCGGCTGATAAGCTGGCGAGCTGCGAGCGGGCGATCCGGGAGGCCAGCGAGGTGATCCGGAACTACTGCAAGCAGACGATTGAGCAGACGACCGGCGACGTGATTACGCTGGACTGTCCGGAAGGACGGACGCGAATCTTCCTGCCCCAGCTCCCGGTGGTATCGGTGGCCTCGGTGGTGGAGGACGGCGAAACGCTCACCGCAGGAACGGAGTATCAACTGGGCCAGTACGGCATCCTGTACCGGATCGGGCAATGCTGGAAAGCGGGTATCCAGATCCTGACGGTGACCTACAGCCACGGCTATGCAACGATCCCGGACGATGTGATCGGGGTGTGCACGCGGGCGGCAGCACGGATCTACCAGGCCGGCCTGCGGGCGGCAGAAACCTCCGGTGTTCCCGGCGTTTCCGGGAAACAGCTGGGCGATTTTTCCGTTTCGTATTCCGGGGAACAGGGCGGGGGTGCCGGCGATGGGGGTGTGATGGGTGTTTCCGCAGCGCGGATGCTGCTGCTGAGCGAGAAGGATATTTTAGACAACTACCGGTACACGGGTGCATGATGCTGGCATTCACTTCGATGTTGAACCGAACGTTTACGATCTCGCGGCGAACCCGGACGTCCGACGGACAGGGCGGCTGGGATATCTCCTGGACTGCGATCGGCAGCGTGTTGGGGCGGGCACGACCGGCCACGAGCGCAGAGATCCAAACGGCGCAGGCGGAAGACCGGGAGATCAGCCATGTGCTGTACACGCTGGCCGGTGTGGACATCCAGCGCGGTGACCTGGCAGAGAGCGGCGATGCTGTGCTGGAGATCGAGGCGATCCGGAATCCCTCTCTGGACGACCACCATTACGAGATCGACTGTCTGATGAAACAGCATGAGGTATCGGAGAGCGCATGAGCATTGTGAAATGGGACCCCGTTGCGGTGAAAAAAATGGCGATGGATGAGCTGATGGCCAATGCCGAGCTGACCGGCGTTTTCCTCGAAAGCGAGGCGCGGCGGCGGCTGGATGCGATCACGGACCCGGACACGCCACGAGATAAAAACTACCGGTATTACCTGTCGAAGTACCTGCTGACGCATACAGTAACGAAGGAGTCGAATGCGATCGTGATCGATGTGGGGATGAAGGTTGGACCGCGGGGGAGCGGGGCGAGCCATCACGGTTTTTATATCGAAATCGGAAGCGAAAGCGCGGCGGCACACCCGTATTTGCGGCCGGCGGTGTTCGACAACGCGGATGAGATCGTGGGGCTGCTGGCGGGTGAGTAATGCGTAAAGGAGCGGGGAGATTGCCGCGGTCGCTGCGCTCCCTCGCAATGACATTAAAAGAGAGGTTTGGGCGAGGCACGCCTCGCCCCTACGGACACGATGATATGAGGTTTGAATGGGTGCGGTGACACAGGCGATTTATAACAAGCTGGCCGGGGATGCAACGCTGACGGCGATGCTGAGCACGTATAAGGGTGCTCCGGCAATCTTTACGAGCGACCCGCGGCCGGGCGATTCAGAACTGCCGTGCATTGTAACGGCCGGGGAGGTGACCCAGTCGCCAGCGGATACGAAAACTTCACGGGGACGGTTGATCCGGCGGGATGTGCGATGCTATGCGCCGCCGCTGGGCAGCGACCAGACGGTGGAGGCGATCGCAGAGCGGGTGCGAACCCTGCTGCACCGGCAAAGCCTGACGGTCACCGGGTTTGGATGGATCTATTCAATGGTGGATGGACCGATCACTGCGGATGAGCAAAACGCGCAGGGTCGGATCGTAACTGTAACAATCAGAATTGAGGAGGTTTGAAATGCCAGTCAACGGATCTAGCATCATGTTGTTGGTAAACACCGGCACCCCAAGCGTGCCGGCATACGAGCTGGTGGGGTCCCAGCGGGATGTGACCTTTGAGGAAACCTCAGAGGAAATCGACGTGAGTTCCAAAGACAGCCGGGCCAAGCGGGTGCTGGCCGGACGGTACGGGGCTTCTATCAGTCTGGATGCACTATATGTCCCGACCGATGCGGCCTATCAGGCACTGCGGGACGCCAACCGGGACGGCGAGCTGATCCTGGTGGCGCGGGAATACGACGGCGTCACGCAGGAGACCGCGAGCGCACTGATCACCAGCATGAGCGAAAGCTTCCCGGACCAGGGCGAGGGCACGATCAGCATTTCCCTCACCATTGACGGCGAATGGGTGGAGGCCACCAGCTAATGGCGAAAGGCGCACGGAAAGAAGGAATCATCCCGCTTGAATCGCGCGAGGTGCGGGTGCTGTACACCAATGCTGCAATTGGAGAAATTGAAGGCCAGCTGGGTAAGACGATCCAGACTATTCTGGAAGGATTCTCGAACGGGAATTCCGGAATGGTAGAAGTCGTTCATATCCTGCGATCCGGGATGGAAGCCGCACGCAGGGATAGTCGAGAAGGCGGACGGGTTGTCACGCTAAAAGATGCCTATGATGTCATGGACGAGGCCGGCTTTACGCAGGTGGTTGAGGTGACAATAGTAGCCGTGGCCGGCGTGTTGAGCTATTCCGCGGAGGATGGTGAACCCGAAGACCCAAACCCGTAGACCATCGTGAGCCCTACGATTTTGACGGGCTCATGATGGAGGCACTCAAGTGCGGGGTGACCGTCGAGCAGTTTTGGGCGATGACCCCGCGCGAAACGGAGATGACCATCCGGGCAGCCGGGTGGCGGATGGACCAGGAGCAGCGCGGCCGGGCATGGCTGGCGTGGCATGTGGCCGTGTTGAGCCGGGCAAAGAAAATTCCATCGCTGAATCAGCTGCTGGCGGCACCGAAAGGCCGGGCGCTGAAGGGCAAGGCGCTGATGGAACGGCGTAAAGAGTTTGCCGAGATGAAAGAGAGAGCTAAAAAAATGATCTCTGGAACCAATAAGGTGAGACATGGGTAATACAGTTCTTGGCGAAGCGCACGTCCCCGTCCGCGCGGTTTTAGACAAGTTGGACGGCGATCTGTCGAAAGCGCGGAGCAAGGTTAACGCGTCTCTCGATAAGATTGCCGGACATTTGCAAACAGCAGGTGCCGGTATCCTCTCCGGGGTTGGAGCAGCTGCCGGTGTGATTGCGGGTATCGGAACGGCGCTGGGCCTAGTGACCATCGACTCGGCGCCGATCAAAGATATCTCGGACGCCTTCGACGGACTGGCGGACAGTGCCGGAATCGGCGGCAAGGCAATGCTGGATGCGCTGAAGGATGGCAGCGCCGGAATGGTGGCTAACCGCGATTTGATGAAATCGTTCAATAATGCCGCCAGCCTGGTAAGTCTGGATTTTGCGAAGAGACTCCCAGACGCGATGAAGTACCTGAGTAAGGTCTCGATGTCCACCGGCGATGATATGAACTACTTGCTGGACAGCTTAGTGACCGGCGTGGGACGGGTGAGTCCGCCTATCCTGGACAATTTAAAGATCCAGGCCAGCCTGGCAGAGGCCACAGCCCGGGCAGCGGAAATGTTTGGTGTGGAAGAGAGTTCACTGAGTAAGGCACAGATTCAGGCCGGCATGATGGATGTTGTGCTTGAAAAACTCAAAGCCAACACAGAATCGATGCCGGATGTAACCCAATCTGCGGCTGCCGGTCTATCCAAAATGAAGGCCAAGTTCCAGGATACCAAGGACCGGATCGGGACCTCTTTCCTGCCGACATTGAATACTGTGTTAACGGTATTCGAGCGGTTATCCGGAAAATATGTTCCGGTGCTGGTGGATAAGCTGGATAAATTGGCGCCGACCGTCGAGTATATCGCGGCGGTCTTCGGAAACTTCTTGCTTGACCTGGCAAACGGACAATCGCCGATCGAGGCATTCGGGACCCTGATCGGAAATCTGCTGCCGCCCGAGCTGGCAACCAACATTATGACCATCGTCCAGCAGGTGCAGGATTTTTCCAGCCAGGTATGGGAAGCGATCCAGCCGATTGTGGCATTTGTGCTTGAGAACGTTAAACTGAGCGACGTGCTGACCGGAATCGGCGTGGCGGTTGGAACCGTGGTCATCCCGGCAATCGTGAGCATCATCACGGCGATTGCTCCAGTGATCGGTACCTTCCTGGCGGTGGTAGCGGTAGTCGCGCTGCTGCGTAGCGCGTGGGAAAGCGACTTCCTGGGGATACGAACGGCGTTGACGGACTTCTGGGAAAACAAGGCCAAACCGGCGCTAAAAGACCTGGTGGCATGGTTGCAAGATAATGTTCCCCAGGCCATTGAAAAGCTAAAAGGATTCTGGGAGAACACACTGCTACCGGCATTGAAAAAAGTATGGGATTTTATTTCTACTAATATCATGCCAATTTTCAATACAATCGTGGATTTCATCAATACGCTGTTTATCGTAGCACTTAAGGTGATCGGCGCATACATCGTAGATGTAATGGTGCCCAATTTCAAAAAAATGTATGACTACTTTACTGATAAAGTGCTTCCTGTAATTCAAAAAGTGGCAAACTGGTTGAATGAAAAACTCCAGCCGGCATTCGACGGCATCAGTAAAGTTGTGCAGGATGTGCTGGGCTGGATCCGAGATTTGACCGAAAAACTTAAAAATCTTGATGTGTCAAAAATTTTCAAGCCTGGCAGCCCAACACCGTTTGAAATAGGACTGCGGGGCATTGAGGGCGCACTCTCCGACCTGTCCGGGAAGTCGCTGCCGCAATTTTCGGCGCGGCTGAACCTGCTTCCGGAAGTGCCGGGGGTAAGCGGTTTCCTGACGGGAAGTGACAGCGGATCGCAACTGGATACCTCGCAACTAGAAGCGAAGATCGACAGCCTGGGACGGATACTTCCGGTGGCCTTCCGGGATGCGGTAAGGATGATGCAGTGAGATTCGATGCAGCGTTTGCCCTAGAGGCGGAGTTCTCACCCGGCGTGTGGACGGATATCACGGAGGACGTGATCGATTCGGCATGCCGGGCCTCCTATGGGATCCGAAATAACCATCCATCCGAACGGATCGCAGGAACCGGGCAGATGTTCTTCGAATTGAATAATTCACAAAGCAATTCAGCGAGAATGATCGGCTATTACTCGCCGGGAATGTACGGCGCCAGACCTGGTTTTACGCACGGTCTGCGGATCCGCGCTAAGTTCACGTATGGTGAGGAGCCGTATTATAAATTTCTTGGCAGGATCCCTAAAGGCGGAATCAATGTGGAGCCGGGCCAATGGGACAGCCGGCGGGTGTCGGTGGAAGTGCGGGACTGGATGGAGCAGGCAGCCACACACGAAATCCGCGGTTATGAGGTGCAGACCGGGCTGCGAGCCGACCAGGCAATGGACGTGTTGATTGATGATATGCCCACGGATCTACAGCCAGAGAACAGATCCTTTGATACCGGTCAAGATGTGTTTGAGACGGTGTTCGATCAGGCTAAAGCCGGCAGCGTGTTGATGAGTGAGGCGGCCCGGCTGGTCGCCAGCGAGCTGGGATACCTGTATGTGAAACGAAACCAGACCGATGGAGAAACTCTGGTATTGGAAAACCGGTTCACGCGATATTTGAGAGAGCGGGAAACGATTGGGGGAAGCTATGACGCGGTGTTTGATCAATGCGCAGACATTTATCCGGAATATGGACAACAAACTTACAATCGCGTGCGGGGACGAGTATACCCGCGAAACGTGGACAGTGAGCCGAGAATCCTGGCGCAGCTCCAATCTCCGCTCTATGTGAATGCCGGAGAAAGCATTACATTCCGAATTTCCTACAGAGATCCGGATAATAAAACCAGCAATGTGACCAGTATCGATATGCTAGAGCTAACATCGAGTGATTATTCATTTAATCAATATAAGAACGGTTCCGGACCTGATCTGTCGAGCGACCTGGACGTTTCTCCTGCTTACTATAACAGTTATGTGGAAGTGACTTTCACCAACAATGGTGTCATCGGCGGCTATGTTATCCAGTACGAAGCATGGGGATATGGTATTTATGCTTACGACACCGTGGAACACACCGCTGAGAATGGAACCGTCGACCTGGGCGCAGAAACGCTGGAGCTCGATATGCCGTACCAGGTTGACCCTATTAAAGCCGTTGTTTTCAGTGAATATTTCTTAAACGAGTACGGCGAACCTTTTGCCGGGGTCCAATGGGTTGAGTTTGTAGCCAACATCAGCGATAAAAATATGCTGGCTTTTCTGGAGATTGAACCCGGGATGCGGATTGGATTAATAGAAGCTGTATCCGGAATTGAGCATGATTTTTATGTTAACGGGTGCGAGTGGTCCACACAAACCAATATCATCCGGTTTCGGTGGTATGTGAGCCGGACTTCGGACAGCTCCGACAACTGGGCCCGATATGACGAGAGCGTTTATGACGACGCGGCCGAAGGGTACGCGATTTAGGAGGTAATTGTGGCAAATGGATTTCCTGTAAATACATCCCGGTCGCCAGGCGATCCGATTTCGAGTTCGGATATCAACGCGATGGCAACGGCGATCAATGAGAGCGCGCCGGCGAAGGTTGCAAACGCAGGCGATATCGTGTTTGCTGATGGGGCCAATTCAATTGATAATCTCGCTATTGGTAGTCCGAGATATGTCTTAAAAGTCAATGCTGCCGGCAACGCTCCGGAGTGGGGTTCGTTTGGAGCGGTATGTACACTCTCTAAGCTCACTCAAAATATTTCTACCGGAGTTGATACCACGCCGGATCTCGACTATACATTGTTTGATACCGATTCAATGGCAGATCTTGCGAATGATCGAATCTTGATCCCGTCCGGTTTTGATGGGTATTATCTGGTCATCGCTAACTGGTCCTGGAATCCGGGCAGTGGTGCGAGGTCGGTTAAAATATACAGGGAATTGAGCGGTGGATCTCAATCGTATGTCGAACATAAAACCAATGACGCTGAAGTTGGCATCGCTTCACTTATGGCGATTTTTGATGTGGACGGCGGAGGGCATTTCAGGCTGCGCGTGCGGCAAGACAGCGGTGGAACACTTGCTCTCGGGAGTCTCCGACTTTCTGCGGCGATGCTTTTCAAATTATAAAAAATTCCCCGGCGCTCAACGCCGGGGTTTTCTTTTGTAGGGTATCTGGAATGACGCGGTAAAAATTTTATGCGTATACGGAGGTGCCCCCAAGGGGATCGGGGGCTTAGGCATAAAAAAATAATAGACGATGCCTCGCACGAATTGGCCGTCGCGTTCGGCGGTGACGCGCTGGATGAGCCCGCTGAGGATCTGGCGCAGGGTTTCGGGGTCGCTTTCTGCGAGGAGTGACCGGATGCGAATGGCCATGCGCTCCAGTTCGGCAGCAGAGATGACGGGCGGGTGCTCGATGGCCATGTTATTGAGCCTGGCAATCTCGGTGAGTGCGGCGGTTTCGCTTTTCTCCAGTTCATCCAATTTTTGCAGTAAGGTGCGTGCAGCTGCGCCACGTTCGGAGAGCAGCTCGGCCAGGTTGTTTATTTTCTTGCGGATCTGCGCCAGGTGACGCTCCTGAGCGCGTTTCTCGCTCTGGATCTGTTCGGTTTTATCGGATTCCTGCCGGTCGAGCTGGTCCTGAAGCGTCTTAAAGTTATCCGGCTGTAAGATGTAATCGCTGAGGGTATCCAGCATGCCGTTCTCCAGGGTGGCCCGGGGAATCTTGCGGGCGGTACAGCCAGCCCGGCGCTGAGCGCGTGAGCAGGCGTAGTAGTGATAGCTCTTTCCGGTCTTCTTAAAATAGATATCCTCGCCATTGAGCGGCGCGCCGCATTGGGCGCAGTATGCCAGCCCGCTGAGGAGAAAACTGGATGCCGCCCGGCGCGGATGATCCGGGTTATCTATCCCGCTCATGTTGTTGAGGTGTGCGTTTTTGGTATTGATCTTCTGGACCGCGTCCCAGGTTTCGCGGTCGATAACGGGCCGGCAGTAATCTTCGATGACGGTGCCGCTGACGACCAGCTCACCGATGTAGAGGCGGTTGACGAAAAAGGTGCGGTAGCTGTTGAGAGATCCGTACAGGCGGGTGGCCGTGTTGATCTTTTGGTAGGATGCGCCGGCGGCGCGCATCTGCCAGGCGAGGCGCACGGTATCTATCAGGCTGGGATCGGGGACCCAGCGGTGGACGATATGCGGACGGCCGTCGCGGCGGTCGGCGATGTGGACCGGTTCGCGTTTGAAGCCGCGCGGGGGAACGCCGCCGATGGCGCCGTACTGCTCCAGGAGATGGCGCTGGCCGCGCTTGACGTCGGTTGAAAGGTCCTCCAGGAATCGACTGTTCATCCAGTCGATGGCGGACTCGAAAAAGCGGCCGTCGAGGCCGTCGGGGATCTGGTCTTTGACGCTGAGGATCCGATAGCCGCGGCGGCGCAGATCTGCTTTGTAGAATTGCGCGTCGTCAATATCGCGCGCAAATCTGGAGAATTTCCAGATGATGACGCCCTGCTCCGGACAATCCCCGGAACGGAAATGGGACATCATCTCCTGGAAGGCCTCACGGCCGACGGTGGAGGATCCTGGGCGGGCCTGGTCCCTGAAGATGCGGCTCAGGATATAGCCGCGTTCCACGCACCAGGCGCGGATCTCCGCTTCCTGCTGCTCGACGGAAAGCTCCTGGTCGTCTCCTCCTGAGTCGCGGAGATAGGCCGCATAGGAATCGATCATGGGAGCAGGGATTCCGTCCGGGTCCAGCCACGACCCTGGGGACATTCCACCAGAGATTTATCAATCCCATCAGACGAGGTCTGTCGGTCAACGATAATGCAGCGATCTCCGTGAAGCACCTGTGGACTTTGATATCCGATCTCGTCCGGCGTTTCCCAGAGTGTATAGGGTAAATTGAACTCGTCTTCTGTGACGCATTCCTTACAAGTGAAGGTTACCCAAATCGGCGTGGGGAGATGTTCGGGTGTGCTAGTAGGCGGTTGATCGGTCGGTTCGGACTGTGCCTGAACCAGGGCAGCTTCCATCGTTAGCGTCGATTGGAGCTGCTGGACGGCCTGATCCACGCTGTCCGGTGTAGGAGACGGCGATCCGGAGAAGGCGCTCAGCAGTGCGCCGCAGGCCGTGACGACCATTGAAAAGACCACCAACCCAGCAAACCCGATGAAAACGATTTTAAGGCAGTTCGTTTTGTGCTCGGGCAGAGGATCTTCATAAACAATTTGCTCCGGTTCTTCTTGAGCCTGTTTTTTCTTGCCAGTCTGTTTGGTATAAGATATTCCGGTGCCGGGAACGGTGAGGGTGGTGCGTTTCCCACGCGGGCCAACGCCGACGCGGACACCTTTTACCCCAACACTGGCGCCAATCCCCGACTTGCTCAGGTTAATGCGAGCATGCTTTCCAACACGAAATGATTTTCTGAAACGGAAGCCCATGATATTTTCCCTCTTGTAATCATAGAACAATTGTACTAAACTAATTAAGCATTTTAACCAGGGAGCTGCAATGCAAATTTTTATAACCGCCCGGGACGATCAGTCGTCATCCTCTGCAACGCTGATACTGATCCCGTACTCTTTAAAAACTTCATCGGCGATGATCAGCGCCCGGCGCCCGTCGGCATCGGTCTCGGGAGAGATTCCTTCCTGCTGGTATCTCAAGTTAATCTCGGACGTAGCCGCTTCCAGACGCTCCCGAAAAGGAAGCGGGAGTTGATTCCAGGGGGAATCTGTTTCTGGTTTTTCAATCCCTAAAATCTCGTAAATCTCCGGATAGATTGCTGCCAGTTTGCTGATCGTTTTATGTCCTCTTGGTGCTCTATCTCCATTCATCCAATGCGACATCAACGATTGAGATACTCCAATGCTTTTTGCAAAGTCGGTGATTGATCGGTCGTGCCCGATTGAATCGCCACGCCATTCAATATATTTTTTCGTAATCCACTCAGAGAATTTCACAATTTCATTATATCCAATCCGCTTGATTTTGTTATGAACTACTTGACATCCATTCCAGATCGTTGTATAATGACAATGTCATAAATAAATAAGGTGGAATGGATAATGTCAAATAAAGATTATGCAGTTTATGTGCGGTTCACCCCGGAGGACGTTGCCGTTTTGGACCGTCTGGCGCGGGAAACCGACCGCAAGCGTAGTGAATTGGTCCGCCATCTGACCAAGCTGGCGATCCAGCACAATCTGATTACCCCGGTCAGCAAGCCGGCGGAATCGGTCTCCCGCCCGTAGCGTTTCCCGGAAACGGGCGGGGTATTTTTTTTTTGGAGGTGCGCGAATGAAGGTTTCAGTCTCCCATAGTTTAGCAACCGATGAGGTGGTGCGGTGATCCGGCCGGATTTGGGCCTGATTTTGGCCGTGTACTTCGGTCTGGCGCTGTTCTCGATCGGCTACAACGCGGTGGTGGCGTGGCTGGTGCGGGAAGGGTACCTGGAAGGGCTGCTGTCGCTTTCCGTGGTGATCGGGACGGCGGTGACGGTAGCAGCGACGGCGCTGTTTGACTGGTCGTTTGCGCTGCTGACGCTGGGGGCGTTCGCGGCCAGTGGCCTGCCGATGATCCTCGGCTCGCTGGTGCGGTATGTGAAATACCGCAAGCGCGCGCAGGAGGATCTTCGTCATGAGCCATAAACCGCGCCCGTGGCCGAACGTCGCCAAAGAAGCCCGGGACCGGGCTGCCGAGGAAGCCGTGGCGGGCATACTGGCGCTGGAACCGGTGGTGCGCGGGGACCGAAGTTTTTCGGAAACCGACCGGCTCCGGCGCGAAGCTCAGGCACTGAACGCGCTGCAGCGGGTGGCGCGGATTTTGGAGAGTGTGGGCGCACAGACGCGTCCGTTTTGATGGGGAGCGAATGATGGTGAAGAAACAGTTTGAAATCTCACGCGATCACTGGATCGCACTGCAGCAGGCGGTGGATGAATCGCTGGAAGCGATTTTCCCGGCCTTGAAGGTGGCGCTGATGCGCAAGGTGGAACTGGTCGAATACGAGGACCCAATCGTGGTCCGGGTCGAGCCGCAATGGTTCGAGGATATGAAAGCGGCGTTGGCCGCGCACCCCGAGCCGGAAGTTGGGGAATACTACATCCGGGATGTCGACACTTTGCTGGAGCTGGCCGAGGATGTCTATGACCCAGCGCCGCAGGGCGCGCGCGGGCAGACGCTGGCGGAGTTCTCGCTCGGTCTGGTGCTGGTGGTGCTGGCGGGGATCATCTTCCTGGCGCTGCTGGGCCCGGCGGTCAACAAAGTGGTCGGGACTGCGGACGCGCCGCCGGTGGAGCTCCCGCCCGGGATCGAGATCCCGGAAAGGCTGGGCGACCTGCCGCTGTCGGAACATGCCGTGAAAGAGCATGTCAACCAGAAATACAACGTGGAAACGCTGATCCCGATGTGGGACCAGGACCAATGCCGGCGGAAGATGATCTACTGGTGCCCGAAGACCTCCGAGTTTAAGTTCTTCTGCGAGGTCGAACCGGAGGCCAACGGCAAGGAACGGTGGGGCGGGATCATCCTGGGATACCGGGACCAGCCTTACCTGCAGGTGGTGACCGCCTATCCGGATAGCTGGACCTACTGGGTGAGGCGCATCTTTAACGACGGGTGCTTCATGGTGGGGATGCCGTGATGCTGGAATGCAAGCTCGGGATCGCACTGGTCCCGATGGATGCGGCGCAACGATTCAAATGGAGGAACTCGATGCAGTTGATCGCAGATTTGCTGACGGAACGGGTGTCCGGAACAAACGACACGGTGGTTTTGGGTTCTTCCTGTCAGGCTGGTTACCTGGCGGCTTCATTCCCCCTCTCCTCCACCGAAGGGCGGTTCGAATCCGCTCTGCCCGACTCTTTTATTGGTAGGCCCGCCCTCCCAGACCCATCCCCCAGGGTGTGAGAGGACGGGAGTTTTCGGGGCCGGTAGCTCAAGCAGAGCAGGGGCCAACCCCTCCCCCGATTGCGGTTCGAATCCGCACCGGTCCACATGCGAAATCACCATAGGGTGATGGAGCATTGATAGCATGACAACCTAGCAGGGTTGCGAAGACGTACAGAGTGGAACTTAACGTCCGAGCCGGTGGAAGGCCGGCAATGAATAGCCTAAAAACCTCAACGCATGAGGATGAGCATGAGCCGGGCGAGTGAAGGCGATACGCGTAGCGCCACAACGCGGCAAGGAAGTGTGCCAATGCAATTGCGTGACAGCCGGGAGAGACCGGCAAAACAATTGAATAGCGCTCCGTTTTCGTGTATCGAGGTGACTGAAGACGATCTTGTATTTGGGAAATGGAGCGCACCTGGGGCAGTAACTCAGCGGCAGAGGGAGCGGTGAAAACACTCAGCAAGTCGGCCTATAGCAATCAACTATGGGTGACAGGACTAATTTTCGGGATGATATCCGAAAAGGCGGAAGTTCGAATCTTCCCTGCCCCACATACCCAAAGTGTTCCTGCATTGCCGTGAGGTGTTGCGAATTATCGCTTGAAAAGGACAGGCCCATAGATGAGATTGGTCCAGACGGCAAGCCGGATGGTGTAACCGGCAAAACAATTTTATTGCATCGCCGAAAAAGTAGGAAGCGGTAAGCGACGCGCCAGAAATGGGACGAGCAAGATCCGTGAATCGGTAACACCGCAAGAAAGACACCACGCTGAGCCAACGGCGAGCCGGACAGTGTAACCGGCAAAAGGAATAACGCGATGAAAAAAGCGATCTTGTTTGGAATAGTAATGGTCCTGCTGCTGGCGGGGTGCTGCATGCACCCGGAGCAGGTGCAGATCAACGGTCTCGACGGCGTGTACGCGCTGGACTTCGGCAAGCAGACCCAAACGGTGATCGAGCTGGAGTGGGGCCAGTACATCGCGGAGGATTGGAGCGGGTGCGGGTGTTACGACCTCTCGGACGATCCCAGCCCGCTGGATGAACGGTTCGGGACGGCCAGCTTTGTGAGCGAGCGCTGTCCGCGATTATTAAACAAGTGAGCCCCCGTGCAGCAACACAAGGGGCTCGGGAAGCGCGAATGATTGGCTTCCCTTTAAGTATAGCATGAGGTGATTAAATGAACAACATCCCCGCGCGGCCGGTGCCGCCTCCCACGCAGTACGACCTCAACCAACGCCACCAGCAGGACGAGCCGGAGAGCTTCTACCGCAGCCTGGGCGCGACAATCGGGCTGGTACTCTTCTTTGTCGGAACCACGGTAGGTTACACCATGTTCTGGTTCGGCTGGCGCACTGTTTTCCTGGCCTTCGCGGCCGGAATCTTTTTTATCTGGCTTTGCGGCCAGATCATGGTCTGGATCGGGCAGTGGATTGAGGCGCGCAGATGATCGAGCTGCAAACGCTGACCGTGGTGGACGCGCAGGCGGCGCGCTGGGACGAGGCGCACCGGCTGTGGCTGGAGAGCCAGGCCAGCGCGCACACCCGGCGGGCCTACGACCTGGCCGTGCGGGACTGCATCCTGTTCTGCCAGGCACAGGCCTGGGAGATCGGCCGCTCGGACATCGCCGCCTGGGTGCAGGATATGCGCCTGCGCGATCTGGCGGATACCACCATCAGCCAGCGGCTGGCCGCGGTGAGCTCGTTCTACCGCTACGTGTGCGAGGAGTACACCACGGTGCACGCGGACGGGATCGAGCGCCCGCTGCACGGTTACAACCCGGCCGCCGGTAAGAGTTTGCGCCCGCGGGTGACCCCGTACGGCAAAGCAGGATTTTTGTCGGCGGAGCAGGCCGGGCAGCTCCTGGCCGCGATCCGGCGGGATACCCTGCACGGGCTCCAGGATTACGCGCTGTTCGCCGGGTATCTGTTTTTGGGCCACCGCAATTCCGAGTGGCGCACCGCGCAGTTCAACCGTTTCGACGAGCTGGGCCAGCGGGTGCGCTACCGTTTCGACGGCAAAGGCCGGCGCGACCAGGTGATCGACGTGGCGCCGCCGGTGTGGGACGCGGTGCTGGCCTACCGCGAAGCGTCCGGGATGGCGCGCGGCTATCTCTTCACCGCGCTCTCGGAGCGGGCGCGCAACCTGCCCACAGTCGGGGAGCATTGGGAGCCCGGCGCGCGGCCGATCTCGGCCAGCGAAGTGGGCCGGCGCTTGAAGCGCTACGGTAAACTGGCTGATTTGCGCATAGACACCCTGCACGTCCACACCCTGCGCCACACGGCGGCCATGCTGCGGCGCGCTGCCGGGGATGATGTGCAGGAGATTTCCGAGTTTTTGAGGCATAAAAGCCTGGCGATCACGCAGATCTACCTCCAGGCGGTCGAGGGCCGGCAGGACACCAGCTGGTCCAAAGTAGCCGAAATGTTGTTCGAAAGGAAATGAAATGGAACAGGCTTTGTTGGAGTTAATCGAATTGGCGAAAAGCGCGGCCCCGGAGCTATGGGAGATTGCGAAGATGCAGGTGCAGGCCAACGTCTGGGGATTACAGGCGGCGCTGTGGCTGATGGGGATCGTTATCGTGATCCTGATCGTATGGGTCGCTTATGTGCTGAAAAAGGATGGCATAAGGGCCGGTATGTGGGAGCTTCAATTCATTTTTGCTCTCGTTTTTGCTGGTCTTTGGGTGGCTGCTTATATTTCTCGCGGCATGATGTTGATCTCGCCAGACTATTACGCAATCAAAAAGCTGCTGATTCTGGTCCGGTGATGTTTTGATAATAACTCTTATATAAACAAGAACGTTTTTTCGCATGCAAAGGAAGGGTGAAAATGGCTGAACGTATCCAAAAACATACTGAGGCGATAGAGGCTGTGACGTGGGATTTGTTGGCTATAGCGATGAGATTATGCCCGGGAGAATGGGTTTTGCAAATCGAAATTAGTTTTGATGATAAAAAACAACGAAGCTATATTGCTGTGGTACATAACGGGGATGATAACGTAACTGGAAAAGGAAAAACCATCGCGGCTGCTTTGGCGGATTTAATTAACTACTTGCTACATGGTGCGGTAATTCCATTAGCTGGGGGTAATAACGGTCGTTATGTTCATCCAGCAGATCGGGGATGGATCAAAGACCCTTCTGAGACAAGAGCGCAAAATGAACGGAATTAAATTTCATTCGAAGGTGATGACCCCGAACGGCCCGGGCATCGTACAGGGACGGCTGCACCGCAAGAATAAACCGGACGCGCTGCTGGTTTCGCACCAGCCGGAGCTGGTCCGTCCGGCGGAGTCGCGGGGCGGGGAGGCGGTCAGCACGGTTGAGCAGCCGCGCTCCTGGTCGCTGTTTGCGTACGAGATGGAGAGCATCCAACCGCTGGAGGCGAGGCGATGAAAAAGAACAACGGGCGCGGCATATCCAAAAGCAATCTGAAAAAATTTTTACTCCGGTACTACGGCATGAACCTGGTCCGGAAGGGGAACACCTGGCTGATCTACAAGGACCGCCAGCACG